ACGGACCAATATATTTTAATAGTAATGATATTGAGCTTATACAACCTGGAGTGTTTAATAATTCACTTGCTATTTTATATAACGGCACAGCCAGCGGAGGCACAGGCACAACAGCCGTGCAGTATATAAAGATATTTGATAAGTCTGGTAATAGTGGCCAACAATATCTTCATTTTGAGCTTTTATCTTTTAACAACTCTGAGTATTCAGCAGAAGTTAGAATAACAGTACCATCTTATTCCGGTTTTTCAAGTACTTACGGAACAATGGATGAAGGTCAGGGTGTTCAAATTGAAATAATTTACGGTGGTTTAGCTGTTCAACCAAGTTCTATTCTTTCAATAATAGAATGCGCAGATCTTGCTTCCACCTCCACTAACACAGATTTATACTTAAAAATACAACCAGCTGCTACTAATACCCAAATAAAAGTAAAAGACTACGGGGATTGTACTACAAGAGTTTTAACTAATCAAACTTGGAGTACCACTGCTCCTTCAAATCAACATAGAGAATTTACTTTTAACGTAGGCGCTACTAATATAAATCAAGTTTTATCTATTCATAGAGATCAAAAAGTTGGAATCGGGACGATTAGTCCTAATAATCTGTTAGAAATATCCGGCATTAGAGAAAATCAAATAAGATTAACTAGTTATGACACTACAGCAGCTGCTGATGAAATAATAGGTGGTATTGAATTTTATTCAAGCGATTCAGGAAACGAGGGCGTTAAAGCATCAATAAGCGCAATAGCTACAGATGCAGCAGGTAATGCTTACATGACTTTTAATACAGGTACAAACGTTGAAAGAATGCGTATTAGCTCTGCTGGTAATGTAAATATAACCAGTGGTAATTTAGCTATTGGTAAAACAACTGTTCCAGCTCAAAGATTGGATGTAGCTGGTAACGTAGTAATTCCTTACGCAAATGGGTACCTTATGGATACCACTGGAGCTGGAGGTTCTAATTTTGTTAAAACAATAAATGATTATGAAACTGTTGTTGGGACAGATAGAGGTAGCGCAGGGTTTGGTGTTTTTGGAAATTCTGGTATTAGACTAGGTTTTGGTACAGCTTATACAGCTGCCCAAACCAAATTAACTATCAGCCCTGCTGGCGCAATACAGTTTAACGCTTACAATTTAACAAACCAAACAGGTACTCCAACTTACTTACTAGGAACAGATGCTGCAGGTAATGTAGTTAAATCAAACGGTGCTCCCGGAGGTACAGGTTATGCTCCAGCTACAACTTTTTCAAGAGCTGGTATAAACTCTTCTACATATACCATGCTTGCAACAGTAAATGGTAACGGATTAGCTTCTGTAATACAAATGTCAGTAAACGGCACAAGTGGGTCCGTTGTTATAAATACTCTTTTTGATATAGCTGTTAATCATTTTAAAGATATAACAGTTAGATCTTTGAGTGGAGATTACACGGAATTAACTTTAAGAATAACTTCAGATAATAATGAAGACTTTTCTATTGAAGCAAAGCATAACGGTAGTAGCACTACAACCGTAGAAGTATGGATTTATCCAAAAAATGGTGAAACCATAACACCTACTACAACTGATCCTGGTCATACTGGTCAAGAATTAGAATTTAGAGCAACAGAAGGAACAAGACTTGGTGGTGTTGATGGAGATGGAGCTTCTCCAAATACAACTGGTCAAGCAGTTTTTAAAGGACCAGTTGGGATCGGGGATGCGGGACCTGCAGTTCCGTTAGATGTTGAAGGTAAAATAAGAAGCAGTAACGATAATAGCGGTGAGTATCTTGAAATGTTCAATGACGGAGATGGTACTGGAAACTCTTTTATTACAAGCAGTAGCGGTGAACTGATAATCAAATCACCTTCTGATATATCTTTTTTAACAAATAGTAGTGAAAGAGTGCGTATTAAGGCTAACGGTAACGTCGGGATCGGATCGACTGGGCCTTTGTCTAAATTAGAATTAGGGCCAAATGGAAGTTTAGGGGCTAATATTACAAATAAAAATGTAATATTAAATGTTGATGGAGGTTATGGCACAACGGGAACACCTGCAAGTGGTCAATATAAAGTAATAGGTTTTACAGGAACCACTAGAGACGTAACTGATATAACCGGACAAACAAGTGGGGAAGTACAGAAAAACTTTTATTTAGGTACTATTGGATTTGATTATTTCAATGGAAATAGATTTAGCTTTTGGCAAGGTGGAGCAGAAAGACTTACAATACAAGGTTATGGGGCGAGTGCAGGTTACGTCGGGATCGGATCGACTAGTCCTGCTAACAAATTAGACGTTGAAGGTAGAATACAGGGAGATAATTTTGTTTTAGGCGGGTCAGATAGTACTGTATTTTATGGTATGTATAGAGCAGGAACTGAAACAAGAGAGGTAAGATTAGTAAGTTATGAAGCAACTCCAAACAGTAAGGTACAATTGGGTTTCAATAATCTATCAGGTAGTACTTATACTTTTGCCCCCGCATTAACTGCGAAAGCAAATTTAAACGTCGGGATCGGAACGACTAACCCTGGCGCAAATTTAGAGATATTTAAATCAAGCGGTCCTTCACTTTTGTTGACAGCTGGAGGAAGTGGAACTGCTGGTTTTAAAATTACAAAAGGAGATAGCGGAACCGCTTACATAAACAATGTAGATAACGTTGGAATGCAATTTCAAATTGCTAACGGCACTAAAATGACAATTGCGCCTGGTGGCAACGTCGGGATTGGCGTTACAAGTTTCACACCTGGAATCAAACTTGAAGTTGCCGGTAACATTGCAGCAGATGCTCTTTCTTTATTTACTGGAACTACAAGATACTTAAGCATTGGATCTTATAGTAATGCTCCATTCATTAACACAGGGGCTACTGGCGGAAGAGTAACTTTTGGAGCGCCTACATCTTACACCACGAACGTTACCGTGATGGGTGAAATGAAATCAAACACTATTGTATTAAATTCTGGTACTAACAACGGGTTTATTAGATCTTTAGGAAACTTAGTGTTAACCACAGATACAGGACTTGCGGTTGTTCCTGCAATTACAATAACTAATGGATCTGGCAATATTACAATTAACGGGACAGCTACTGCTACAAACTTTATATTATCTTCTGATAAAACATTAAAAAATAATATAAAAGAAATAGATGGTAAGCATGTAAAGATTAATTGGAAAAACTTTGAATTAAAATCTGAACCAGGTATCAAGAGAGCTGGGGTTATAGCTCAGGAATTAGAAAAAACAAATCCAGAGTTTGTAAGAACTGATAATGAAGGTTTAAAATCTGTAGCATATATAGATTTATTAATTACTAAAATTGCAGAATTGGAAGCAAGATTAGAAAAAGCAGGAATATAATGGGTGTACCAAATACTGCCACTTTTGAATTACAAGACGTTGTTGACGAAGTAAATCCTACAACAGATGATTTAGTAGATTGCTTTGCTGACGCTGTAGCTTCTAAGTTTGATTCTTCTTATGAAGGAAGTAAAAATCAATTACTTAATTTTAGAAACTACGGAGCAGTTAGCGACACATCTTTTTCATCCGGATCAGGGCAGAGTGACTTTAAGTTTGTATGTAGTCAATCTGTTGATACAACAAAGTATCATAATGGTAGTGGAATTATACCAGTTGCAGGTGATACAGTTTATAATAGCAGTGGTGGATCTCAAGCCACAGGCAATGGATATTACTCAGTAGGAAATCCATTCCTTGGGGCATCAGGTTATTACCGTATAACAGGGGGTAGTGGGGTAGTAGCCAGTGCAGCTCCATGTAATCCTTAAAATAAATTAAACAATAAATAAATAAATAAACAATGGCAATTACTTACAAATGGGATATCCCACAAATGAACGCTCACATCCAATCAGATGGTGAAGACAATGTAATCTACACAGTACATTACAGATACACAGGTTCTGAAGAATCTGGAGGAGTTACTTATTCATCAACTAATATTGGGACGCAAAGCTATACATATGTAGCAGGCGAACCTTTTGTACCTTACGAAGATACTGAAGCTTTTGAAGCTGTAGTTATTGGATGGCTAGAAGGATCTTTAGATGTACCAGCAATGCAGGCATCTATTGCAGCGGATATAGAATCTCAGATTGCACCAGTAAACGAAGATTTATATTTTACATGGCAAAACCCTGCGCCTCCCGCTGACTAAGTTAACGACGAAGATTAATACGTAATAATATATTCAAGAAACAAGGCAAGTAACAATTTAATTTAATAAAATCAAATAAATGGAGTTTAATTTACCAAGCCAGATCGTAAAGGATCTGAATTTCGGAGACGATGCCCGAAGTAAAATAATGTCCGGAGTCTATAAGTTATCAGACGCAGTGAAGTCAACATTAGGAGCTTCTGGAAAATGCGTAATATACGAAGACGGAATGGGCAGACCGGTGATTACAAAAGACGGAGTAACCGTTGCAGAAAGCGTAGTCTTAATCGATCCGGTCGAGAATATAGGAGCAACCTTAATAAAGGAAGCTGCTAGCAATACAGTGAGGGAAGCAGGAGACGGTACCACAACGGCTATCGTCCTTGCTCAATCACTATTAAACCAATTAAACGAATATAAAGGTGAAGAACAGATTAGAGACATTAAAGAAAGCATTTCAGAATGCGCTAAAGAAATTGTGGTTTATCTTGACAAAGCCAGTACAAAGGTGGAGGGTGATATGTTGCAACAAGTTGCTTACATTAGCTGTAACAACGACAAAGATCTTGGAGACAAGATTGGCGAAGCATATGAAAAGGTTGGAAGAAATGGAGTTGTTCTAATGGAAGATTCTCCTACTAATGAAACTTATGTTGAATTTGTAGAGGGAACACAATGGAACGCAGCTATAAAGTCGTCTCATTTATTAACAGATAAAGAAAAAGGTACAGCAGTATTAGAAAACCCACTAGTATTAATAGTTAGTTCGACAATACCAAACGTACGAAGAATACAGAACATATTAGAACATGTAGTTAAGACAAAGCGATCTTTACTTATTGTTGCCCCTATGGACCAGCAGCCTTATGCTACTTTATTAGCCAATAAGGTTAAAGGTAATATAAAAGTCAATATAGTTGACTTACCAGGATTTGGGCCTACTAAAGACGACGCTATTCAAGATTTAGCCATCTTGACAGGTGCTACAGTCATTAACGAGGAGTTAGGGGACGATTTAGATTTAATTGAGCTTGATGCATTAGGAGAGGTTTTAAAGTCCGTTACAGACGCTAAAAACACTACATTACAAATTAACGAAGTTAACGAAGAGATTGCTGAAAGAATTAAAGATGTAGAAAATAAAATTGACAAAGAGCAAAATGCTTGGATCAAAACAAAACTACAAGAAAGATTATCGATGCTTACTGGAAAGGTTGGCGTCTTATTTATAGGAGCTGATTCTGCAGTTGAATTGAAAGAAAAGAAAGACAGAGTTGATGATGCTCTTCATGCAACTAAAGCGGCTTTAGCTGAAGGGATTGTTCCTGGTGGCGGCGTTGCTTTATTAAATGCTTCACAAAAAATAGAAGCAAAGGATGATGGGTATAAAATATTACTAGAGGCTATTAAAGCTCCTTATTATACCATACTAGAAAATGCGGGATATGAAGAATTTTCAAATCCAAAAGAGTATGTAGAAAATGATCCTAAGTTAGAGGATAGAGAATGGGAGGGTGTTGGAATAGATGCTACCTGTGGATGTTATAAAGGAATGGTAGAACACGGAATTATAGATCCTGTGTTAGTTACAAAGTCTGCATTAAAAAATGCAATTAGTGTAGCCACAACAATAGTATCAACTGATTGTATAATCTCAAACGTAAGATCTCTTGAAAGCAATTAATTATTATATCGTAATAGACAAAATAAAAGAGGCTCCGAAGACAGTAGGAGGACTTGAGATAACAGAAACGCAAAATACCGACATTAGGTACTTAAAGGCTAAAGTTATAAGCACAGGCGATAAAATAGATTATATAAAAGAAGGAAGCACTATACGATATGACAAGCACGCGGGTCATGGTATAGAATGGAATGATAAAATGTATTATGTCATTACTATAAATGATGTTGTTTTAGTTGAATGAGATTAACGTCGAAAGACTTAAGGGATATAAATTTATTCAAGTATTACAGGCTTGTTAGAAAGTGGGCTTGTAAAACTTACGACATCTTAGATGCTGACCTTGAGCTGTTGATCTATTTAGATTGTAAAAAGCATTTTACACGTAATGATTTTATTGAAGGTGTATACACATACTCTTGGGATAAAGCTAGATGGGAAAGATTAAGAAACGCGGGGTGGATTGATGTATGGAGTAAAAGAAACAGAACGACAAGAAAGTTCAATGTTTACACTACTTCGTTCAGATGCAAAAATTTAATAAATAGAATATACAGGATACTGTTAGGTGAAGAAGATTTACCTACATCAGAAAGAAGCAAATTTTATAAAAACAAAACATATACGGACAAGGTTTACAACAAAGCTATTGATGATATGATAAAAGATAAAGACAGATAATTATGGCATTTAACATGAAACCCAAATTCAAAGGCTTAAGCGAATCTCCCAGATACGCCGCTCAAGAAAAAAAAGACTTAGGAAAGTACAATGTTATTGACGACATTGCAGCAACTTCCCCAGCTAAGCAAACGGCTAGTCAAAAGAAAAACTTACCGGAAGCAATAGTTAAGGCTATCGCGGCAAAATCCCCAGCTAAACAAGCTAAGGTTAATAGAGATGATGGTGTTCAAATAAAAGAAGTGCCTGCGGTTGTTAAAGAGGAAGTTAAAAAAGTTGGCAAGAAAATTGGCAAGAAAGCAAAAAAGATCGGAAAGTTCTTTAAGAAAGTAGCTAAAAAAGTAGGTAATACTACTGTAACTAAAACTAAACAAGAAAAATACGACAAAGCTAAAGCAGCATTTACTAAACTACAAAAAAAACAATAAAATGGCAAACAACGGAAAAGGAATCGGACCAAACAGATTAGGAGCAAGCAAAGGCTCTATATCGTCACCGGCTAAACAAAAAATGGAAACTTCAGAACCAACTGAACCTTCACCTCAAAAGAATTTCCTAGGTAAAGGCGGCGATAAACCCTCGTCCCCAGCTAAAAAGAATGGTATGAAGTACGATATTAAAGAGGCTAGTAATCAAAGTCTTTCAGCATCTGCTAGAAAAAACTACGCTGAAAACGCACAACACGATTCAAAAAAAGGATATAGATAACATGGCATTCAAGCTAAAACCACATTCTGATATCTTTGGAATTCACGAAAAAACTTCTGAGTTCGGTACACCTGTTATCAAAAAAGATGATTTAGAAAATGGAGTTGAAGCTGAAGCTAATCGAGACGGCACTATTTTTGTAGACTCTAAATTGTCTGACAAAAAAATAGAAGATGCTGTTGCTCACGAAAAAGTGCATTTAGATCAGCTAGCTCAAGGAAGATTACAATACTCTGCGGAAACAGTAACTTGGAAAAAAGATACAAAAAGTCCAGCTAGAGTATATAAAAGAGCTACTATGAATGAGGGTCACCCTGATTTCGAGTGGGAGGATGAAGCATACAAACAATCATAATTATGGCAATTACATATAGAGGACAAGCTAAACGATTCAATAGAATCGAGTCAAAACAAAACGCTAGCGGATTTCAAGATAAATCTGATCCAGGACCAAGACAAGGTGTAGGAGGTGAAGATGTATCGTTAAGTCAAGCTAAAGAAGCTTTTGCAAAAAGAAGTGGATCACCTGTTAAAAAGAAAAACTTCTACGGAGGTGAAGCTTATTTCCAAGATGGATACGGCGGTGATTTAGCTAGTCCTGCTAAGAGTAGTCCTATAACAATTAAATCAAAATCTCCACTTAAAATTAATGAATCATTAGTTGCTGGAGCCGCAATAACTGGTAAAAAATTTGTTGATGTAGGCGCTGAAGTTGGAAAAGTATTTGAACCAGAAGAAGAACCTAAAGCAGCTGATTTAACAAAATAACACAACTAACTATAATGGGAACAAAAGGACAAAAAAACACGCCAATAACGGCAAGAGTAAACGCAGGTTTATTTAATCAAAAGAAAGGGGTAACAGAACCTTTGTTAGGCGTTGGTCCTGCAGGCGTTTATGGCAACAACCAAACTAGGGATATTCCATCACCGAGTAAACTTAAAGGCTATCCTCAGCGATCCCCTTTAAAGCAAAAGCTATCAAAAGAAACACCAATACAAGCCGTGCTTGGATCAAAAAGCGCAGGAACTCAAATTATAGAGCAAGGGGATTTAATTCCAAAAGAAGCATCTACGAATAGAGTTGAAAAAGGCAGTAAGGATGAAGCTTTTTACAAGAAAAATAAAAGCCGTTGCGATAAATTAAGCAATGAGCAAAAGCAAGACCCTGCTAATAAGTGTACTGGGTTTGCTCAAAAAAGAGAGCCAGACAAAGTTATTGATGTGCCTGGTGAAAATAACATTAGACTTGAAGATCTTGAGAAAAAAGGTAAAAGGGGAATTAATGAAAGCTGGGAGGTTGGATCTCAAGGCAGACGAATGAAGCGACTAAGTGATGACATTTCTGATGCTGAAAAGAAATCTGGCAAATACACAAGTAGGTTAGCTAAACATACGGATCCTGAAACTGGTAAAGCTAAAAAAGGCCATGAAAGAAGATTGAGAAATGCTACAGCAAACTTAGCGGAATCTAAAAGAAACCAGTCTGGGTCTCAAGGACAGTACGACACTTATGCTAAAGGAGTTTCAAGAGGTGCTAGTGGATACCATAACGATACTTTTACAGTAAAAGAACAAGCTACAATTGGTAGTGTGTCAGATGACATAAATAAACAAGTTGAGTTTCTTGAAGGTAACACCGGAGATACTACTACTGCTGTGGATGATAACACAAATCCGCTAGCAACAACAGAAACAAAAAAGAAAACTACTAAAAAAAGACCAAAAGTAGAAGCAGTTAGCGAACTTAAACCTGCTGGAATAAAAAGCTCAGGGCTAGGGAATAATGAACTTCCTACTGCTATACTAAAAACAAGTAGTAAATTGTTTGCAAAAAAATCTCCTATGAAAAAAGGTTATTTTAAAAAATAATGGCGTATAAAATGAAAGGCTCCTGCTTAACGAGTCCAGCTAAAAGAACAAAGCCACATACAGCAGGCATGAGTGCTTCGGAAAGAAAAACGTATAATAACAAAACTGGCGGTAATTTAAAAGCACCTCAACCAGGTGGAGGTTCCAGAAAGAAATCTTATTGTGCTAGATCTGCGGGTATTAAAAAATGCAAAGATCCAGACAAAAATGGGGATTGCCCGAACGATATCGCTAGAAGAAACTGGAAGTGCTAATGAAATCAAAAGGATTAGGAGACACTATAGAAAAAATAACAAAAGCAACTGGAATAAAAAAGCTAGTGGAAAAATTACCTGGCAAATGCAATTGCGATAATAGAAAAGAAATGTTAAATAAAGCATTTCCGTATAAACAAAAATCAAGTAATAACAATTAAATTAAATCATTATGAGTAAAGTAAAAACAATTGAAGTAGATCACAAAGAAGTAAAGTCAATTTCAGAAGATCAGTTAAAAGGATTACAAGAGACTGTTAACAAGCAGAACAAAATCCAAATGCAAATTGGTGGAATAGAAGGACACAAAGCTGGATTGATTATTCAATTACAAGAAATTGTAGCGGAGTTATCAAAACAACAAGCGGAATTGGAAAAAGAATATGGATCTGTTAATATCGATTTACAAACGGGAGAAATCAGCGAAGTAGATGTCCCAGCAAGTAATTAGAAAACTTAGCATTGGGAAAGACTATAAAAATGACGCTATGCACTATTCTGTTGGACAGGAAGTGTATGGCGGTCATATTATAGCTCATATTGTAGAGGAAGAAAAAAAGTACTCTATCTACATTACTAAAGATGACATGCTGATGCCTTGGAAGGATTTCAACAAAAACATGTCTATATCCGTTGAATATGATCTTTCATGGTAAATGCACAGCGTATTTAATTACCTAGTTGAACCGAAGGGTAGTAGGACAACTGGAAAGACAGAAATAGAAGGGAAAGAATTATTATTAAATACAGACTTACAAAACCACGAATACACTAACAGACAGGGTATTGTATTAAGTTTACCATTAGTTAATAAATACAGAGAAATAAAAGATGGAGACGAGGTTATTGTTCACCATAATATATTTAGACGTTTTAGAGATATAAAAGGTAAAGAAAAAAATAGTAAGAACTATTTAAGTGAAGATGTATATTTAGTGCAGCCTGATCAAATATACGCTTATAAAAGAAACGGCAAATGGAAAGCTTTAGAAGGTTTTGTATTTGTTATGCCAATTAAAGAAACAAAAATATTTTCTTTAGAAAATGAAAAACCATTAATAGGTATTGTTAAATACTCAAATGGTGATTTTGAAAAAAATCAATTAATTGGTTTCAGGCCTAATTCAGAATATGAATTTATAATAGACGGGCAAAGGTTATACCGAGTTCCCACCAATTCAATCACAATCAAATATGAATATCAAGGAAACGAAGAAGAGTATAATCCAGGCTGGGCACAAAGCAGTTGAGGAGTTAATTAAAGTTGCTAAGGAAGCTATAGTTGATTCAGGAGATGATATTACAGCTGACAGACTTAAAAATGCTGCTGCTACAAAAAAGCTGGCAATTTTTGATGCTTTTGAAATACTTAACCGTATTGAGGAAGAAGAAAGAATACTTGAAGACAAACCTAAAAAAGAAATAACAACAACTTCTTTTGGCGGGTTTGCTGAAAACAGATCCAGATAATGTACGAACAAAATCTATACTCGGTTATAGAACCCATTAAACGTACTACCATTTCTAGAATGAATAAAGGTAAAAAGTGGGAATATGGATATAACAAAGAACATGATGTTGTTGTTATAAGTAGAACCGGTCAAATTGGCGAGATATATAAGATACAAAATCTTAAAATAGCATTACCAAAGACACCTGGAAAAATAAGTACAGTTAACGATAAATGGACTCCCGGGGAGTATCCTAAACAATTAAAAGGTATTAAAAGTATATTTGATTGGAGAGATTATCCGGAAGGCTTTAAAAACACTTGGGGGAATTATATTGATGAAAATTTTAACAGACGAGAAAACGGCCACTGGTTCAATAATAAGGGTGTGGATACTTACATTACTGGTACTCACTTTATGTACTTGCAGTGGTCCAAGATTGATGTTGGGAAGCCAGACTTTCGAGAGTCAAATAGATTATTCTACATTTTCTGGGAGGCTTGCAAGGCAGACAAACGGTGTTATGGTATGTGCTATCTCAAGAATAGACGTTCAGGCTTTTCATTCATGGCGTCTGGGGAGACCGTTAATATGGCGACCATATCAAGCGACTCACGGTTTGGGATATTGTCCAAATCTGGCTCCGATGCTAAAAAGATGTTCACAGATAAGGTTGTACCCATATCCGTTAATTTCCCATTCTTTTTCAAACCGATCCAGGACGGAATGGACAGGCCCAAGACCGAACTTGCCTATCGTGTCCCTGCCTCCAAGTTTACCCGTCGTCGACTCGATTCGAATAAAGCCACAGAGACGCTCGCGGGGTTGGACACAACCATTGACTGGAAGAACACGGGCGACAATGCCTACGATGGGGAGAAGCTCAAACTCCTCGTCCACGATGAAAGCGGGAAATGGGAAAGGCCGAACAACATCCTCAACAACTGGCGTGTTACGAAAACCACCCTTAGACTAGGATCCAGAATTATCGGTAAGTGTATGATGGGTAGTACCTCAAACGCTTTAGATAAAGGTGGAGAAAATTTTAAGAAATTATATAATAGTTCAGATGTTACCAAAAGAAACGCCAATGGACAGACTCGCTCAGGACTCTATTCTTTGTTCATACCTATGGAATGGAACTACGAAGGATTCATTGATTCTTATGGCTTACCTGTATTCAATCAACCAGCAGAGGGCACGGTCGGTCCTCACGGGGAAGCAATAGATGTAGGAGTAATAGAACATTGGGCCAATGAAGTCGATGGTTTAAAAGGTGATCAAGATGCTTTAAATGAATTTTACAGACAGTTTCCAAGAACAGAAGAGCACGCGTTTAGAGACGAAACAAAAAACAGTATATTTAATTTAGCAAAAATATACGAACAAATAGATTATAATGAAGACTTAGGAAACAGCAATGTTTTAACAAGAGGTAGTTTTCAATGGGAGAGAGGTATTAAGGATTCTAAAGTAGAATTTAGTCCTAATCCAAATGGAAGGTTTTTAATAAGCTGGACACCTAATTATAGTATACAAAATAGACAAGTAATAAAGAACGGAGTTAGATGGCCCGGAAACGAGCACATAGGTGCGTTTGGATGTGATAGTTATGATATATCAGGAACAACCGACGGTAGGGGTTCTAAAGGTGCTTTGCACGGATTAACTAAGTTTAGCATGGAAGATGCGCCGCCTAGTACATTCTTTTTAGAATATGTTGCGCGACCACAAACAGCTGAGATATTTTTTGAAGATGTTTTAATGGCTTGTGTGTTTTATGGAATGCCTATACTATGTGAAAATAATAAACCTAGACTTTTATATTATTTTAAAAGGCGAGGATACAGAGGCTACTCAATGAATAGACCCGATAAATTGTGGAATAAATTATCTATTACTGAAAAAGAAATTGGTGGAATACCGAATTCTAGTGAAGATATAAAACAAGCTCACGCGGCTGCAATTGAAATGTATATAGACAAGCACGTGGGTTTATCACCGGAAGGAGAATATGGTACCATGTATTTTAATGAAACATTAGGAGACTGGTCTAAATTCGATATAAACAATAGAACAAAATTTGATGCGGCAATTAGCTCAGGATTAGCTATAATGGCTTGTCATAAGGATTTATACAGACCGTCAAATAAAATGCAAAGAGCACCAGTTAATTTAAGGTTTGCGAAATACCAAATCGACGGATCAAGTTCAAAAATAATAAAATAGTAATATGAGCGGAGTAGTAAATAGTTTTTTTCCAAGTCAAGTTGCGAGTGATGCAGAGAAAATGTCACGAGACTACGGGCTTCAAGTTGGGCGAGCGATTCAAAACGAATGGTTTTCAAACAACTCGGGCGTAACTAGATTTAGAAGTAATCAAAACACATTCCATAGCTTAAGGCTATATGCGAGAGGTGAACAACCAATCCAAAAATATAAAGATGAAATGTCAATTAATGGTGATTTATCTTATCTTAATTTGGACTGGAAGCCTGTTCCTATACTTTCAAAGTTTGTAGACATAGTGGTTAATGGTATTGCTGATAGATCTTTTGATTTAACAGCGTACTCACAAGATCCATATGGTGTTAGCAAAAGAACGAAGTATATGGAGTCTATTATTAGAGACTTGCAAACGGAAGAGCTTAATTTATTTGCTCAAGAACAATTTGGTATTAATTTGTTTGAAAATAATCCAGACAAACTGCCAGACGGACAA